GCGCTATAACTAGTATCAAACTAAGCGGCAACGGCTCACTCAAACAGTACACAACCGCCACCCTTTACGGAATCAAGAACTCATAAGGAGAAAACAATGCCAACAAAACTCGTAGTAGATTGCTCAACAGGTGCGGTAGAGGAAATCGAACTAACCGCAGAAGAAATCGCTGAGATGGAACTAGCAGCACAACAGGCTGAAGAACAGAAAGCCCGTGAGGAAGAAGAAAAGGCTGCTAAAGAAGCCGCTCGCGCTGAGATTTTGGCAAAGCTCGGATTAACCGCCGAAGAAGCTGCGGTGCTGCTTGGCTAAGTTGTGTAAAGCAGGGCAACAGCTGAGAGAGCAGGTTGACGATGCGTTCCCCGATAGAAATAGAAATGCCCCTGAGGGCTGGCTCGGTGATTTACGCCATGCCGCCCGAGTTAGCGATCATAACCCTGACCCTGCTTCGCAAATTGTACGCGCCTACGACTTTAACGCTGATCTTGGATCAAGCAAACACGAAGCGTTCGACCTTGCTGATCAGCTTCGATTACTTGCCCGATCTGATAAACGAATTTCTTACATAATCTTCAATGGTAAAATTGCCAGTTGGAGAAAAAATTACAAGTGGAGAAAATACACAGGTATTAATCCACACAAGACACACATACATATTAGTTTTACTGCGAAGGGCGATGAAGATCGCAGTATGTTCAGAATACCGCTACTCACGGGAGAGCCAATAAATGGAACAAGCAAAAGCAGTCGCCGCAAGTTGGGCAAGATCCTTTCTAGCAGCCGGAATAGCAACATACCTAGCGGTAGGTTGGGATGCACCTGCAATTGTCAATGCGGCTCTGGTCGCGAGTCTGCCGGTCATCCTGCGGTATTTAAACCCTAACGACACCGCTTTCGGAAGGCGATGACACCGGCAGAATGGGCAGCTTTTGTTGCTGCCATACTTTCATGCTGCGCCCTTATTGTCGGGGGACTGCGTTACATTATTCGTCATGAAGTGCCGGGTATTTTGGAAGCATCAAACATCGTGTCGCGCATCGATAAACTTGAGCGCATGGTCTTAGAATTGCTTACTAATGAGCGCAAGAAAACCAACAAAAAGCGAACTAGCCGCTAAGCGCAAGCGCAAGGAAAGCGCAGCGCGTAAGACAGGCGAACCGCTAAAGCCCATCGATATTTGGGCTACACAAATTGTTGAGTGTTATGAAGCTCTAGTCAGGGCTGGTTATGGTGAAGATAAGTCGCGCTGGTACATAGAGGAACAGATGCGCCTTCCCGATTGGATTATCCCTAATCCAGATCAGTCGCCCTACGAGGATGAGGATGAAGACGATTAAGCGCATTGTCGTTATATCGGATTTACAGGTTCCCTACGAAGATAAGAAAGCAGTAAAGAATGTCGCCCAATTCATCAGAAAATACAAGCCTGATGACGTTTTATGCGTGGGCGATGAAATCGACTTCCAAACAATTAGCCGATGGAGTTCCGGTCGGGATGAGTGGTCTGGAACCATTGGTCGAGATCGTGACAGAACTGTCGAAGTTTTATCCGAACTGCAAGTTCAACATCTCAGTAGATCAAACCACAGCGCAAGACTCTACAACTCCCTAAGCAAGCGCCTACCCGGCTTGATTGGTCTGCCTGAACTAACCATCGAGCGGTTTCTACGGCTTGACGAATTAGGCATTACCTACCATCACAAGCCTTATCAGTTTCACGAGAATTGGGTGATGGTTCACGGGGACGAGCAGAGCACTAAGCCACAAGGGGGTTTAACAGCCCTAGAAGCCGCCAAGAGGCATGGTAAGTCGGTGGTATGTGGTCACACCCATAGGCAGGGTATTTCGTCCTTTACAACGGCTTCTGGGGGCGTTTTAACGGGTATCCTGACAGGCTTTGAAGTAGGTCATTTGATGGATGTTACAAAAGCCAGCTACACACGTGGGACTTTCAATTGGCAGCAAGGATTTGGTATTATTTACATTGATTGTAAACGTGTGCAACCGGTCGCCATTCCAATTGAACGAGATGGCAGTTTCATAGTTGAAGGTAAACGTTTCGGCTAACGGCGTGTCGCTGTTTGACAAATAGCAATTAAACCCTTCAAAATAGGATTTGAAATCCTATTTGAAAGGGGATATTCATGGGCACAATACGGTTCGACCGTAAGTCCGGTGCATATACGGACGGTAAACACTATGTGAAGGCATCCTTCATTAGAGAATATGCAAAATCAAAGCTAGGCATAAGCCAACAGCGCGGCAGATTAAGTCGCGAAGTATTGGCTGCGTATTTCCTTGATGTTCATGGGGTGAGCGCAGATGTCGAATAACTTTACAGCTGAACAAATAGCCATGATTTGTCTTGGTTTATTTGTAGTGTTTTGGATTATCTATGCAGGAATAATATCAATCTACCAAAGGGGCTATCAGAATGGATGGGCAAAAGGATACACACGGGGCAAAGTCGTACAAAGCGAAAGACTTGTTGACTGATGCAGCCGACATTATTGATGAACGAGGATTTGAATACGGACATCCCGCAATCAATATCAAGCGAATCTCTGAGTTATGGGGTAGCTATTTCGGGCGACCGATTGATCCGTTGGACGTGTGTATCTGCATGGCGCTGGTCAAAATCTCAAGGCTCGCTGAAACTCCAAACCGGGATAGTTTTATTGACTTGGTTTCCTATGCTGCGCTCGCAGGTGAGATGGCGCTCGGTACGGACTGGGCTGATTATGGCAAAGATTTCGCCTAGTAAGCGTGGGACATGGTGCGACTATTGCAAGATGAGATGGGGCACAAGTGATGTGCGTGGTCAAACGCAAGCGGTGTGGACGATTACGTCATTTGTCCACAACAAAGTCATTGACAGGCATTACTGCTTTACTTGCGCTAAAGAAGCCCAAACGTGGCACGATGGCACGACTTGGAGCTTCAAGGAACAACTCGACTATAAAGAAGGAAAGCAGGAACTAGATGTTCAATTTGAATGACTATGAAGATGTAGATACGCGCATCCACAAATTCTATGAAACTTATTCGGACGGCGCGATTACAACGGAGTTAATATCTAATGATGAAGAAAAGGGCATTGTTGTTTTCAAGGCGGTTGCTTATCGTACCTATGTCGATTCTCAGCCTTCCGCTGTTGGTTTTGCGCGTGGTTCTCGCAAAGATCGCGGTGTTGATCGCGATTTTTGGTTTGAAAACTGCGAAACATCTGCAATTGGAAGATGCTTGGCAAATCTCGGACTATCTGCTAAAGGAAAGCGAGCAAGCAGCTTGGAAATGGCTAAGGTTGCGGACGCTGAAGCAAGTGCAAAACCGATACGCGTACGCACCCAAGAGCAGAAGGAGTTTCTAAGTGCTAGAAACAAGGAAAGTGAAATCATTTGGGATACAACAATTGAGCCACCGGCTGACGTTGCACCCGCATTTGAGGATGCAGTTAATCTTATTCAGCAGACATTTAATACCGAGCCTATTCCAAATTGTAAGCATGGTGCTCGCGTCTTGCGTGAGGGTACTGGCAAAAACGGCGCTTATCGTGGTTGGACTTGCAGTCTTCCTATGAAGCGTAAAGCTGAACAATGCAAGTCAATATGGATGATCATAGATCCAAGTGGTAAATGGCATTTCAGACCTGAAGATGAGGAATTGGTGGCAGGATGAATCAAATCTATTGGAAAGATGTCATTGCCAATGTCAATTCTTGTCCAGATGGCAAAACAATTAACTGCTGTGCAGATTGCTTAGCCGGTTTAATTAATCAGCTTGTTGAAGAATGGTTAGAAAAGGCAGGTGATTAAATGTTAGTAATGGATAAACAATTAGACGTGTGCGACAATTGCAATGAGCCTATACTTGCGGGGGCAAGTAAGCCGTGCGAATGTCGCACCTGTCATGTGAGGACTAACTAAATGAAGCGTTCACGTAAAGTTCGGGGTCGTGAAAGCGAGCGTATATTAGCACAATATCTACGTGATCATGGATGGGAACACGCTCATCAAGTTGGTTCAGGGGCTAGTGGCAGCGATATTCAAGGCATAGAAGGATTGGATATTGAAGTCAAAAGCCGGTCAAAGTTTGATCCAGCTGCAACGATGCGACAACTCAAACAACGCAAGACCACGGGACTAGGCGTAGCCGTCATGCGCTTGAATGGTCAAGGAGAAGCCGCTATCGATGATTGGGTAGCGGTTCTCCGTGTTGAAGATTTAGTGTATTTACTGAAAGCCAATGGCTACTGAGCCGAAATTAATCCATAGATGTATAGGCTGTGGCTTGTGGATTTATGGTCAAAGGGAAAGGTGTGAGGAATGCTTATATTCGATTTCTTCTCAGGGACAGGATCAGCAACAAAAGCGTTTGAGGAAGCCGGACACACAGTAATTAAAATTGAATTAGACGAAGAATTCGATGCACACGAGCGAAACATTCTTAAATTGAATGCAGTCGATTTGATACACAAATATGGACACCCTGATTTCATATGGGCTAGTCCGCCATGTCAAAAATTTAGTGTTGCATCATTGTGGAAGTACTGGGCTAAAGGCAATCCGTACCCTGTGCCCAAGCATCCGAGCGTTTATGACGCAATTGAACTTATGAAGCACACATTAAAATTGATTGAAGATATAGCGCCTAAACGTGGGTGGTTGCTTGAAAATCCTAGAGGAATGCTTCGTAAGCAAGAATTTATGCTTGCGTATCCGCGTCGCACCATTACTTATTGCCAATATGGTGATACACGCATGAAACCTACTGACTTATGGGGTTATGTTCATGGTTGGACACCGAGGGCAATGTGTAGTCCAAAGGCAACGTGTCATGAGTCAAGCCCGGCTGGCACAAATGCAGGAGGGACTGGCAAATTGAGAAATGCAAAGTTAAGATCAATGATTCCATACGAATTAGGCAAGGAAATAATGGAAGTGTTAACAAATGTCGACAATTGAGAACAAAACCGCAGGTCAGAGGCTTGCCCTTGACAAGGCTGGTATGCTCAGAACGCTTGCGCGCCTGAGAGGCAGCGCACTACGCGGTCGAGCATTGGCGGGAGCTCTATTCATAATGCTGACCGCTATGAATGTAAGCCCTGCCGTAGCAAAAGATTATAAAACAATGAATATCAAACTATATGCATATAACAAACTTAATTGGGATCAGTTTCAATGTTATAACTGGCTTATACATTATGAAAGTCGTTGGGACTATAAAGCTCGTAACCATTCTCATTGGGGACTGGGGCAAATGAGATCTAAATGGTATGGGACACTTAACCCTTATAGACAAATAGATGTGCATTTAGAATACATAAAGCATAGATACAATGGAAAGCCATGTTTAGCGCTCAAGCATTGGGAGAATAAAGGATGGCATTAAAGCCATACAGAGCTACTGCTCATTGGAAGAAGATAAGGTTAAAGGTGCTTGCTCGTGATGCTAATACTTGTGCGTACTGCGGTGACGTTGCTACTGAAGTTGATCACGTATATCCCAAGAGCAAGGGCGGGGAAGATACGTTGGATAATCTTGTTGCTGCGTGTAGAAGGTGCAACATACTCAAAAAGGATAAAACGGACACCTTTTTTTTAGCACAAGGTTCTAC